TCAAGGCTCGGATCGCAGAAATGTTCGATCTTGGTGCTGCTGATGAAGCAACCGCCATTCGTTGGATCATGGATGCCGAAGAATGCAGTGATGATGACGAACTTGAGTATCGACTCGGTCTTCCGTATGGATACTTCAAAAAATAATTCGAAATAATTTCATTTTTCTCTTGACGGCGGTCCTCGGATCGCCTATTTTGTATTTGTAACAAGAAACNNAGAAAGAGAGTTTTCGAAATGAAATTCATCCGCGAACAGTTCGAATACTACGGCGGCTATCTCACGTACCGCATGCCAGACGGCACATCGCAGTTCATCGCCCGTTTCAAGTACGGGAAGAACGCCAAGCCGACCTTCCTCACCTTTCTGATCAAGAATTTCACTGTCGAAGAATACATCGAACGTCTTGAAGTCAGACGCGAATGCCCGCTGCCAATTCTCGAAAGCAAGGGCTATGTCAGCCCGAACATGAAGAAAGCCGCAAAGTTGCGCGAACTCGCCGCCGCATTCCGCACCGCTGCTTGAGAAAGAAAGATTCCACAATGGACAAGAATGTAAACGCTTCACTGATCACCAAGAAAACCGACAAGGGAGAACGCTATGCAGTTCAGTTCTTCCGGAATGGTCGAAAATATGTCACCCTGTTTACTTCGTTTCGAAATGAAGCATGNGCATGGGGTCAAATAATNCGGGAAACCGGATGGTGTGTTTCNGCCAGACCGCTTCCGGCTTGANGAAAATAATTTGAAATAATTTCATTTTTCCTCTTGACGGAAATTTGTTTTGGTTCTATATTTTGGTCATAGAGACAANACAAGAGCCTTTGAAATGTTTATGAAGTCTTCTTCTTCTGCGATGTGTGTTTCCGTTCTTAACGCTAACGACATCCACTACGACATCGTTTCGCTCTTCCTGATGCTGCTCGTATAACGAAAGGTTCTCACAATGTACGACTACGAAAGAAATCTTGAAGCTCGCATGTCNCGTCGCCTNGCCGCCGAAGATCGATATCTGACCCGGCTTGAGAAGCGAGAAGAAGCCGCTGAAGCCTTGATCGGCGAACTGGTTCGGAAAGGTGAAGTCATCTATTACATCAACGTCCGGTCGAAGGACGGCATCCTTACCGGTGCTACGAAAGAATTCATCGGGCCTCTTGCCTACTTCGATGCAATCGAATATCTTCTGCGAAACAACTACGTCTGAAAGGAAATAAAATGACCGTACAAGAAAACATCAACAATGGCGTTTACAACAACACCATGGAATATCCAAAGGCTCCTGCCAAGCCTGTTCTTGCTAAAAGCGCCACCCCGGCTGAAATTCGCGCCTACGCCGATTTCATCGAACTTTACGACACTGCATATGACGTGTACAAGTCGAACCGGGTCGCATACAATGCCGAAACGACTGCAAAGAGAAATCAATTCCGCACGGACCTTGAAGCGGAATATGGAACTACCGGTCATCCCAAGGCAAACTTGCTTTGGGATATGGCATGGGAAAACGGAAGTTCTTCCGGGCTGAATGAAGTTCTCAACTGGTATGACAGGCTTTCTGATCTTGTAATCTGATCCATCAACAAAGAGAAAGGTGAATGAAATGGTAAAGTATCCTGAAATTGGGGTTCGTCTCATTGGAACGGACGGCAATGCATTTGCCGTCATGGGTGCGGTTTCGACCGCACTCAAAAAGGCTGGTGTTCCAAACGAAGAAATCAGCAAATTCCGGATGGAGTGCATGTCTGGCGACTACGACAACCTTCTTCAGACTTGCATGAAATGGGTCGACGTCAATTGACACAAACCATTAATAAGCGAAAGGCGGGATTTTTGGTCCCGCCTTTTTTTGTATGTGATGAATGATCAGGCAAACTTTTTATAGATCGCTCCATATCGACGATCAAAAGCGCGGGAATATGCGATCACCTTCAGATCGAATGCGCTCTTGTCGATCTTGCCTGTAACAAGCTGTCGACGAAGACGACGACGAAGCTTTTTCTCGGCTGCGAAGAGAACATTGAGGAATTGGAAGATTTCGTGGTTGACTTTACGTGCCATGACTTGATCACCTTTCGTGTTGTCTATGACATCAATATACGTCATTTTGAAATCAAATCAAGTCCTCATTTCGACTTTTCTCTTCGAACTCTTTCGGCAAGATGCTCCAATGAGTAAGCCAGATCATCAAGAAAATTGTTGGTCACCTTGGTTTGTCCAGACAACCGATATGCAAGGGTTTGCGCCTCTCCAAGCAAGATATTATGCCATGCGAGAAGCTTTCGTTCTTGATCTTCCATTATTCGTCGTTACTCATGATGACTTCACCAGTGAACATATGCAAAGGTCCATACAACCTCACAATCTCTTCGAACGACACATTCTCGGTCCAGTCCGGAGAACCGAGAATATCACCACAAACGAAATATACACGATCTTCGGTCGGGCAAAACCACACGTCGCCGTCTCGGTCTTCTACCAACATAGGATAGAAGAATGTCGAGACTTCTTCAGCTTCGATTCTATGCTTTACAAGTTTCATTTTTAAATATCCTTTTCGTTTTCAATTGTTACTACTCCATCATAAAGATGGAAGGGTCCATACAAATTGGATATTTTTTCGAAAGTATCCAAAATTGTAATTTCCGGAGTATAAAGGCACATTGATTCATTCAAGAATAGCCAAACATCACCATCTCTGTCTTTTAAAAGAGTTGGTTCCGATGGTGCTACCAAGACAAGAGTTGGTTCCAAATATTTTGTCATCATTAGAATCTCCGTTAATTCACATTTTTTAACAATAACAACGATTCTCGATATAGTCAACCCCGAATTTCGCCGACGCTAAATAGAACTTAGAATTATTGCAATAATTTTTGGAGAAATTGAATGTTTAATATCAACGACTTTCGAGCAAACCTCACCTATGGCGGCGCTCGAAACAGCAAATTCGAAGTACAGATCACAAACCCTTGGATCAACACGGCTGATGGTAAGGTTCCTTTTCTTGCCAAGGCTGCATCGCTTCCGGGCGTTCAGGCTGGCACGATTGAAGTCCCATACATGGGTCGAAAAATCAAGCTTGCTGGCGATCCTACATATGAAGAGTGGACAGTTACGGTAATCAACGACAACGATTTTCTTATCCGGGACTCTCTCATTAGTTGGTATAAGGCAATCCATCCCACTGTCGACAATACCAACCGATTTGGTAGTCCAGCCCCGGCATTGTACAAGTCGCAAGCATTGGTTCGCCAGCTTGATCTTAACGACAATGTAGTAAAGACAATCGGCTTCAATGGTCTCTTCCCAAGCGCGGTAAGCAATATCGAGCTTTCTTGGGAAACAACGGATACAATCGAAGAATTCACCGTCACTTTCCAATACGATTGGTGGGAATAATCCAAACAACATATTGGTGAACAATGGCTGAACTTTTTGGCTTTGAGATAAAGCGAAAGACCACTGAAGAAGAACCTATTTCGTTTGTCGAACGACACGAAGACGACGGCGCTATTGCCGTCGCCGCTGGTGGCAATCAGGCGACTTTCGTCGATCTAGAGGGGTCGGCTCAAACAGAAGCCGACCTAATCTACAAATATCGTTCAATGATGATGAACGCCGAAGTAGCATCGGCTGTCGACGACATCGTGAACGAAGCAATCAACATTTCCGACAATGAAGACGTGGTCTCCATCAATGTCGATGATATTCCGTTTCCAGATTCAATCAAGAAAAAGATCGTCGATGAATTCGAATTCGGTCTTCAGCTTCTCGATTTTTCTAACACTGGATATGAGAAATTCAAGCAATGGTACGTCGACGGAAGGTCGAATTATCACGTCATCATTGATGAACAAAATCCAAAACGTGGCATCCTTGAACTTCGCTATATCGACTCCCCTCGCATCAGAAAGATCAAGGAGTACGAACAAGCTAGGGAAGGACAGGTTTATGTCAAGAGGCTTAAGAACGAATATTTCATTTATATCGAAGGTGGTATCAGTGAACTATCGAAGGTCAACGGATCGACCGTCATTCAAGGCTTGAAGATCGCAAAGGATTCCATCATTTCGATCAATTCCGGTCTGGTCAATGAGAGAAACACTTTAGTTCTTTCTTATCTTCATCAGGCTTACAAGGCACTGAACCAACTTCGCATGCTTGAAGATGCAGCGGTGATTTACCGTATCGCCCGCGCACCTGAACGAAGAGCATTCTATATCGACGTTGGAACACTGCCAAAGGCAAAGGCTGAACAGTATATGCGGGACATGATGACCCGTCATAAGAACAAGCTCGCCTATAATGCGTCGACTGGTGAAATCCGCGATGATCGCAATTTCATGACGATGACGGATGACTATTGGCTTCCCCGCCGNGAAGGTGGTCGNGGTACNGAAATNCAGCCGCTTGCCGGTGGTCAGAACCTCGGNGAAATGACCGACGTCGAATANATGCAGAAAAAGCTATATAAGGCNTTGNGNGTTCCGGTCTCTCGACTTGAAACNGATACGACATTCAANCTCGGNAGATCGTCTGAAATCAGCCGTGANGAAGTGAAGTTTTCNAAATTCGTCAGNCGGCTCCGGAATCGNTTCTCTACGCTGTTCGATAAATACCTNGAGAAGCAACTGATCTTGAAGGGTATCATAACNCCGGAAGATTGGGAAACCATCAAAGACAAAATTCGATATGATTTCATGATGGATAATCAGTTTGAAGAACTGAAGACCATTGAAGTCCTTCGCGAAAGAATGTCTTTGCTTGATAGTATGGACCCATATGTTGGTAAGTATTTCTCAAGGATGCAATTGAAGAAGAAAGTTCTTCATCAGACAGAAGAAGAAATCAAAGAAATCCAGAAAGAAATGGATGAAGAAAAAGNTTTGGATGATCTTGAAGATGGTGGNGATGGAGACAACGATACTTCTGGTTCTGGAAANCAGACTTTCGTAGCAACACTTAAACCTTCTAATGATGAAGACAACGGAGATAANAAATGACTAAAGGACTTGAACTCGTAAAACTCGCCAAGGAAAACAANGCCGCTCGNTTNGGTGANGTTTTCGTNGCTGGCGTACAGGAAATGGCNGCTTCTGCTGTAGGNACACAACGGGCAACTATGTTCCANAAAGCTAATNTNTCNGAAGGCTTTGATAAATTTAAGTCGAAAGACGAAGATGAAGACGAAGACGAAGATGAAGACAAGAAGTCGAAGTCGGAAGACGAAGATGACGACGAAGATGACGACGAAGAGGGCAAGAAATGAAAAACTTCAAACAACTGATGGAAACATTCGGAACCGTCAAAGAGACGGTCGAAGCCCCTCGCTCGGAAGCTGAACGCAATTTCATCAAAAAGCATGTTGTACAGATCGACGACAAGACCCCGGATCGCGACAAAGAGAACACCAAAAAGGATAAGACCCGCTCTTCCGATTACAAGGATGGTGAAGACGCATTGGTCTATGAAGATTTGGACGCTCTTGTCAATGAAGCTCTTTGTGAGGGCCTGACACTGAAAGTTGGCGTGATGAAGTTTGACGACGGTTCTCGCTGCACTGTTACACGTTCTGATATCGACAAGCTCGAAAAAGTTTATGCCACTACCAATGACAAGCTTGGCATGGAAAAAACAATCAAGAAGTCCAAAGAAGACTTTAAACAACTCGTAGCTTTGGGGGAATAAAACCATGCTGCTCATTACGGAACTCACAGAAGACGTACAATTCATCAAAGAAGAAGCTGAAAACGGTACGCGCAAATACTACATCGAAGGCATTATCATGCAAGGTAATGTCAAAAATCGTAATGGGCGCATCTATCCTACTGAACTTCTTGCTAAGGAATGTGCACGATATACTGAAGAGTATATCAAGCGGAACAAGGCATATGGTGAACTTGATCATCCGACAAGCCCGACTGTCAGTCTTGAACGCGCATCCCACATGTTCACAGAACTGAAAGTAAGCGGAAACGACATCATCGGCAAAGCCCGCGTGATGACGTCTCTTCCTATGGGTAAAATTGCAGCGGGCCTCATTGAAGAAGGCGCGAACCTTGGAATTTCCAGCCGTGGTCTTGGTGCTGTTAAGAAAAACGCACAGGGAATCATGGAAGTTTCGAATTTCGTTCTGGCTACACCGGGCGATCTTGTTGCCGATCCTTCCGGACCAAATTGCTATGTCCAAGGCATCATGGAAGGTGTCGAATATTTCTATGACGTTGCTTCTCAATCTTGGCAGACTATGCAGATTGTCGAACAGCACATCGAAGAAATTCATAATAATTACAAGAAGATTGATGAAGTGAAGGCGGCTGCGATGTTCGAACAGTTCCTCAATTCTCTGAAACTTCAGTAATTGCTAAATAATTTTAAATTTCAAAGGAGATTAAAATGAAAAACGAAGATTTGATCGAAGCTAAGGCTACGGGCGAAGATTCTGTAGCTGCCGATCCGGTAACCGGTGCTGGTGGTGAAGTCAAGAAGCGTCTTGCCGACAAGGAACTGAAAAACGGCGAAAAGGCTGACAACGTCGAAGACACCGTTAAGACCCCACAGGGTACTAACAATGCTGGTCTTCATGAGGCTGTTGTTGGCATGTTCGAAGGCGAAGAGTTTTCGGCTGAATTCAAGGAAAAGGCTGCTGCCGTTTTTGAAGCTGCTGTTGCTGATCGTGTTGCAAGCATCCGTGAAGCATTGGAAGCTGAACTTGCCGAAAAGTATGCTGCCGAAGCAGAAGCCGCCGAAGCTGAACTTGCTGAACAGGTCGAACGCTTCATGGGCTTCACATCGGAAAAGTGGCTTAAGGAAAATGCTGTAGCCATCGAATCCGGTCTGAAAGTTGAACTTGCCGAATCCCTTCTGGATGGTCTGAAGTCCCTGTTCGTCGAACACAATGTTGTTGTTGACGAAGAGAAGGTCGACACCATCGAAGAAATGGCATCTGAACTTGAATCCGTTTCGAAGAAGTTCACAGAATCCGTCAAGGAAATTTCTGATCTTCAAGAACAGATTGTCAAGCTCAATAACGAACTTGCTTTCGTAGAAATCAGTGAGGGCCTTGTGGACACTCAAGTCGAAAGGCTTCGTGGTCTCGCTGAAAGCATTACCTATTCTTCGACCGAAGACTATGCAGCTAAGGTCAAGAATATCAGGGAAAATTTCTTCAATGAAGCCGTCACAGTTGTTGCAACTGATGCAACTGAACAGCTTGACGAAGAAGTTAATCCTGTAGCCTCGTCTGGTTCCACTCCGGAAATGAAGTCTTTGGCAGAAGCACTTAGCCGTTTCGTCTAATTTGTTTCAAAAAAAGATTTTTACTAAATAGTTTAAATAATTCAAATAGGAGAGTTTAACGAAAATGTTGACCGAAGAAGTAAAGAAGAAGTGGGCACCGGTAATCGAGCATGAAAAGTTCGCACCGATCAAGGACGCTCACCGCGCATCCGTTACGGCAATGGTTCTGGAAAATACCGAAAATGTTCTTCGTCAGGAAGGCGAAGCTCGCGTTGGTAATTTCCTTGCCGAAGCTGCACCGTCCACTAACACTGGCAATGTTGCCACCTATGACCCGGTTCTGATTTCGCTCGTTCGTCGTGCGATGCCTAACCTGATCGCTTACGATATTGCTGGCGTTCAGCCGATGACCGGACCTACGGGCCTGATCTTCGCAATGCGTTCGAAGTACATCGATCCGTCCAACTCGGCTGTCAAGACCGAAGCTTTCTACAACGAAGTTGATACCGCCTTCACCGGCACTGGTACTCACACTGGTCAGACTGGTGCAAACCCTGCCAATACTTCGCTGTTCGCTACCGGCGCTGGTATGTCGACCGCTTCTGCTGAAGCTCTTGGCGATGCTGCTAACAACGCTTTCCACGAAATGACTTTCGACATCGAAAAGGTCACCGTGACTGCTAAGAGCCGCGCCCTGAAGGCTGAATACACAAGCGAAATCGCACAAGACCTGAAGGCTATCCATGGTCTGGACGCCGAAACTGAACTGGCTAACATGCTGGCTTCGGAACTTCTGACTGACATCAACCGCGAAATCGTTCGCACGGTTTATGCCACTTCGAAGGTTGGTGCTGCTGAAACGACTTCGCCGGGTACGTTTGACCTTGACGTCGATGCCAACGGTCGTTGGTCTGTCGAAAAGTTCAAGGGCCTTATGTTCCAGATCGAACGTGAAGCTAACGCTATCGCCCGCGAAACCCGTCGTGGTAAGGGTAACATCATCATCTGCTCTTCGGACGTTGCTTCCGCTCTGCAAATGGCTGGTATCCTCGACTACACCCCGGCTCTCAACAGCAATAACGCGCTGTCGCCAGACGACACAGGCAATACCTTCATTGGTGTTCTCAATGGTCGTTTCCGCGTTTACATCGATCCGTATGCTGGTTCGAACTATCTGATCGTCGGTTATAAGGGTGCAAACACCTACGACGCCGGTCTGTTCTATGCCCCTTACGTTCCGCTGCAAATGGTTCGTGCCGTTGGTGAAAACAGCTTCCAGTCGAAGATCGGCTTCAAGACCCGTTATGGTCTGGTTGCTAACCCATTCGCACAGGGCCTTGTTCAGGGCAATGGTGCACTGGTTGTAAACTCCAACGTCTACTACCGTCGTGTCATGGTTGCAAACCTTCTCTAATCCAGAAGGTTCCATACCAAGAATTCAAACCCCGGTCTTTTGATCGGGGTTTTTCTTTTGATCATTTCGACCTGAACACAAAATATGGTCGAAATGATTCTGTGTAATCCGGACTGCGATAAATCACCTTCCATCCTGCACATTCGTAGATATTCTCTACGTCAAGCATCCTTCGTTCAAATATTTCAGAACGGGACAATCCTTCCACCCTAGCCATAATTTCAGTTATGGCGTCTTCCTGATATACGGTTGCCGTACCGGAAG